AAATGGGTTGCTGGAAAGTCGGTGCAAATAAAGAGGGAGTCTTCTTCTGAAACGTCAAACACGAGGTCTTCACTGGTTTCCGTACTTCCGGGATCGGTGACGTCATTTGTGATATCCGTCCCACCCTCAAGAATTCTTATCAAAGTTCCCGTTGTAGCCTTAAAGAATACAATTTTACTCGGCTTTCCATCGATTGCCGGCTTTATGGTATGCTGGATTTTTCCCTCTGAAAAGAGGATGTTATCCTTAAATGTTGACCAGGATCCAGGAATTATAGTTCCCGTTGAGGAACTATTAAGAGCTGTTTCGTCGAGGACTACCGTACCGAATGCCCCGGAAGCTGCCGTGGGAGGTTCATTAGTAGCTTCATAAACATCACCATCATCGAGCTGAGCATAGAATTTCACACCCTTCTTATACGAGAACAGGCTGAGGCATGTCCCGAGGTCTGTCGTGTGGTGACGGACGAGTCCTGGACGCATCTTGAAGCCTGGGCCATGGACACGGACGTTCTCAGCTTGAGAATATTGGGTGATCTTTAACTGTGCCTTATCCCAGTCCGTATTTACTCCGGAAGCGGCCGGCATTACACCAGCATTATTTATGACTGTCTCCTGCAGCTCTGTAGAATTCATATTAGAATATCCTGGTATTTTGTGAACGACTCCCGCCTCCGAAGCCCTTATGAAATTTCATCTTCCCTTGAGTTCGATTCTTACCGTACCATCGCTGGATCTTAGCCTCGTTATCCCGGGCAGTCTCGTATTGATCTGAATAATACTCAGCCAGCTGCGGATTATACCACTTCTTCGCAGCCATGCGCATTATCCTGGCAGCCGTACCCCAAGAGATCAACTCGAGCCACTCATTGTAAATAAATACAGGTACTTTGGTTGCTGCTAAGGTAGGAATAACGATGGTCTTGATCAGCATATTCTCAGTGCCGGCGGCGGCCGAATTAGGTATCGGTCGGACCTGCAGTGTATCATCCGGATCTACCCAAAATATTCGAAGGGCCGATCCGTCTTCATAGACGTAACCTGCTGGTAATCCAGTGGAAGATGCAATTTCTTCCGTCTCGATATTGATAGGATCAAGGAATGCGTACTGATTATCATCGGCACCATCTTCCTTGAATTTTACCCAGTCAACATAATGCAGCTCTGCCTTGCCGTCGGTACTCGGGATGGTCAAGGTATAGTCGAAGTCATCCTCAACCACGTCGATTGCGTCAAGGGTTATTCTCCATAACCAGGTTTGTTTACAGAAGTCCCTGATAACTCTGAGTATTTGTGCATCCAAGAATGTCGTATCATCGGACGCTTTCTTGACATACAAATCAACCTCTGCCCTGAAGTCTGATATATCTTTCGAAGCCATTTTTTACCTCTTAGGTTAAGGTGAGCTCGTCGCCTACCAGGTAAAGCCGATTGCTTGACGACAGGTCTGCGATCATTGAGTTTGCGATTGCTTTCATGGCTGTAAGACGGCCGACAGGTATCTCACACTGATATTTCTCAAGCATGTGTTTCTCGAGGGTGCTCTTGTGAGTCATCCCCTTAATATACTTGAGCTCTCGCGCTTCGATGTCTTCCTGGGTGACCATCAGTTTTCTGGTTTCTTCCAGGGGTTTTTCACCCGGGGGAGCATTGTCACCATCGACGACGTCCGCGACGATTTCATTGTCCATATCGTCTTCATCGTCTTCGACCGGCTCACCCTCGACCCTTGCGGTACCGAGGAACTCAAGTATCTTCTTGCTCTCGATATACTTAAGGTTACCCTTACCCATACCGAGCAGTTTCTGTAGCGGCTCTGCCTCTTCCTTCGTGAGCGTTTTGTATCCCTTTTTTACCAGGAATGGGCTCCAACCGAATAGCGCGAAGTCACCCTCTTTAGTCACCTTATACAAAAACAGATTTCCGTCAAGTCTTTTAGCCATGATACCCTCCCCGTTGTTTATCTGATTGATGTTGTCCATATGGGCAACATAAAAGAATAGGGGCGCCCTGCTGAGCGCAGAATGCCCCTATATAATATTAACGCTATGTCAAGACTTTCTCTTAGACGTCGGCGCCCAAGAGATCGAAAGCCTTACAGCCTATGATGTAAACGTGAAAGGCTGCGTCGATCATGGTCTGGACCGAAAACAGAAGGTCGATGGTGTCGGCTACGATGTATCCGTAGCCTGTTCTGGTTGCGCCACCATAGGCATCGTTGTCAAGCGTACCCTGCCAACTCGCACCGTCTACTGCAGCTGCTGCCTGGAAGCCAGCGGTGTTTCCACCATCACCAATGGCGAAAGCTGCCGTGGTCTGCGTGCTGTCTGCGGTCTCGATGTAAGATCCACCACATACACCAACAAAACCTGCCGGAATGTGGAAGACGTTGAGGATGTCACCGGACGCAAAGCCGGTAAACGCACTCAGCGGAACGGTAGGGGTGGACGCCAGGGCCAGTTTCTGAGGATACAGAACCAGGTCTGCGACGTCGATGAATTTCCGAAGAACGGTGTAACCAAATGCATCGTAAGGGACTGCATTGCCTTCACCTAAAAATTGATACTCAGCCATATTAGACTCCTTTTCTCGAAAGTTATATTAGGATTAAGAACCATCAGGAGATAACCCGGGGACCGTGACTGCATCCCCGGGACGCCTGGGGGGGGTTCGGTTTAGCCTCGAGCGACGTACATCCACAAGAGGGCTTCGGTCTTCAGGACCTTGTAGCCGTAAACGTTCAGGCCACGGACCAGGGTACCAAAGGTGGACTCAGCTCGCAGGCTTTCCATCTTGGTCATCTGTGAGGCCCAGCTGATCCCGGCTTTATGACCGGCGATACAATTATAAGTGGTATAACTGCCATCGGTCTCCGAGGTCAAAAGGTTCGAAATGTAAATGGTCAGGCGATCGATCATTCCGATCCGGCCATTCCGCATGATGCTGGTGCCGTCGCCGGCCAGGGAAGCATCCTTAAGATCGGACTTCTTGATCATGGCTGCAAACCAGGGCGGGATGACTGCGTACCGAGACTCCTCGGGAAGATTCTGCTCGTCCATGACGGTGCCACAGTCGACCAGGAAGTCCAGAACGGAAGCCTTGGAAATGATTACCGGGGTACCACTGACGCCCAGGTTGATGTCGCCGGATTTTACGCCAGCGCTCGCGCCATAATTACTGGTGCCAGCATCGGAGAAAACGTCACCGAGGAACTCTTCATCCACGGTAATTTTCATCTGTTGGGCAGCGTCTCTCGACCAGCTGTCCATCAGGGCCACATCGGTCTGGTGCTTGTCGATGTCGTCACAGATGAAGTTGAAATATTTGGCCTTGTCGATCGGCATGTCCTTTTTGGGACTGTCGGGACGCTGGATCTGCAGGGACTGGTTCTTGACATAATCACGGATGACGATGTCGGGAACGGTGCGGACCTGGACCTTGTCGCCAACGTCTTTGATCTCGCCTTCATAGTCGGTGTTGCAAACCGCTGCAGAAACTGTAGCAGCGTAGAATTTTACGAGCAGCTTTCCACTCCATATTTCAGGAATAAAATTGCCACTGTATTGGGGGGTACCCGGAGCTGCGGATATCATAATAAAGCCTCCTGTATTTTATGTACTGTTGACAGGAGGCTTTAAAAGGATTATCCCTTGCGTTGCCTCCTGAGTTCTTTTTGATAGTCAGAAAAGATCTTGTCATATTCTGCTTCAGTGATGCGGCCCTGAATATGATCCTGCTGGGCCTTCGAAATGTCTGCCTCGGTGAGCCGTACTGTTCCACCTTCTACTCTTGGCTCGCCTCCTCCCCCTCCTACCGGGATTTCATCGACAAAAGAAACTGGCGCTGTCGGTGTTATGCCGGCGACCTCAATGTATTGATTGAAAATACTTGAGACCTGATCGCCCCGGAGCTCCTGTGCTGCTGACTGCAGATGTGCCATACGAGGCACGCCACTGATGGGATCAACAACATTTAACCAGGAGATGAATTTGGGATCCTTATTGATCCCTCGCCAATCGCCCTTGATCGTACCATCCAAGGTCTGCGTGTAACGATCGGCTCGCGTCTTGCCCATCTCTTGTTCAATGGAATCAACACGTTGAGACATATCTCCGTCCTGAGCCTGAGCGGGTGCTCCGGTCTTCAGTCCGCTGATTATCTCTGACTGGTCCCTGATAACCGCATTCAACCGGTTTACCATGGTGACCATGTCTTTCATCTCTTTTCCCCATCCTTCGAAGTCTTCCGGATCCAGGTCACCTGTACCTGCTTCAGTATTGGGTGCGCTGGTGGGAGCTGATTGTTTCGAGTTTAAGTCCTCGATAATTTTGGTCTGGCGTTCGAATGACAACTGCAATTCAGCCATCTGGCCTCTGACGTCACCGATTTCCTTGTCATATTTCCCCTTGAGAACGTTGTACTTATGTTCCCATTGAGAACCTTGATCTCCGGTATCGATGATGGCCGCCGGTGCTACTACGGGCGGATCAGTCGGTGCTGCGACTGCAGCTTCTGCGGCGATCTCTGCTTCGGTCTTCTGAACCACGACAACCTCTTTAGCTGGGTTGTCTTCTGGCTTCGCTTGTATCTGCTCTACCAGTTTTTCCGCCGCTCTTTCCTGCTTTCGTACTGCACTTGGAACATTCGATAGATCTTCATCTTTCTCTGCCATGGTGTTTCCTCCTGAGCCCTTTAAAGGGTATTCATTATTGAGGCATCGAGTCCGGCATCTGCTCGGGTATTCGATATCCTCTCGGATACATTAAGCGTGGTATAAATAACTCTTTTAATTATACATAGTGTCTATATAAAAAAAAACAGATTAGTTGCCCCCAGGCTCAATAGATCCTAACTGCCTTTAATAACTACAGTTCCGGTACGTTGGTGGTTACGGTGAATTCATTACCCTTCGGGAATATGATCGATATAAAATAGATCAAAACATCTTTCTTATAAAGGTACAATCCACATTCCCACGGTGGAATATCTGGATGATCATTGCGCTTGTTCTCGATAACTACCTCATTTTCCCTGAGAATATCATCGAGACGAGCTGCAGCCTGTGTAGAATCCAGGGCGAGGTCAAAGACCTGGGGAGCATCGACACCCAGCCGTTTCAAGCCGGTAGTCATCATGGCGCCCCTGTAACCCCTCGCGTATACGACGGATGGGAAGGTCCGGATCTTTGCATCCTTCATACAGTCCTTCAGCATTCCGGTATGCTCGATTACCATGTCTCCGATATATCTATCATCCGACATCGACTATACCCCCTTTCGGACCCTGCTTCAACGATGATTTGGGTATAAGGTTAATACCCATCACCATGCCACTCAATTTCAATATTGCGAACGGCTCCATCACGAAACCATATTTAGCGAGTACAGCGTTGATCTCTTTTTGACAGTTCTCTTCTTTCACTTTCTCTGGCGTGACAATCATTTTCTGTAACCCCCCATATAAACAGTTTATTTAATTGACAATACTTGAGATCCTCTTCATAGTAATAGCAGCGCCTGCACCGTTCCATGCATGCCGGCCAGTCTATCTCCCTATTCTTTGCCCTCAATAAATTTCTCCCAAATACTGACGTGACCGTCAACGAGCTTGCCTTCGGAATCTAACTTATTGAGCTGCTCGCAGATTGCATCGAATAGCAGGTCAGGGACATGAATACTGATCGGAACATCGAAGTCACTATCCCAGGTAATCATCCCGCCTACCTGTTTGATAGCCAGATCGGTGTTCTCTTTTTCTGTGAAAGACAGTGTCTCTCGCAGCGTTCTAAGTAGCTTTAATGTTTGGAAGTTTCCTTCTGCAGGCAGGACGCCCAGCAATGCAATTCTATCAGCAACGTTTAGTATCATAATTCCCCCCTCATTTTGTATAGAGGGGACCGTGAGATCCCCTCTATTGATTAGATGTCTGTTTCCTCAATGACTACGGCAACATGGATGGACCATTTCTTACCTGCAGGACACACTGCTCTAAGGATGTCCTCCTGCGGCCCTTCGACCTTCAGCTCTTGTCCAGCCGTCAGTTCGAAGTTGTCGTCACCGATCAAATCGGTTCTACAGACGTTCTGTTCGATTAATTCAATGGCCATGATAACCTCCTCTTACGCAAATGCTACGGTCTGGGCGGCCGGGATGTAATGCGTGGTACCATCCAGGTCGATCTTGATCAACTTCATGTTGGTAAAGTTGACAGCTCCGCCACCGGATGCATTCGCACCGATCATACCGGAAGCTGTGCTGATCTTCAGAAGGTTCGTGATCTTGTTGCCGGCACGAATGTTGATTGCGTTATCAAACGTGGTTGTACCGTTGTTGGTAATGTTCAGAAAGTGCATGCTTCCAGCGCTGACAGTCGAGGCAAGATGCGAATCAAGCCATAATACTTCGCCTTCAGCTACCTCAGTCCACGTTCCACCGGCACCAATAAGCAGGTATCCGGCAGCTGCGTATAGGGCAGACCCATTCAGGGTTCCAAGATTCTGGTACTGGCCATATACAGCGAAGTCGGATCCACCTGTTAAGGTAAAACCAGAGCCTACCCTGATATGACTCATAACGCCTCGGGCGCCGCCAGCCGTTCTATTCGCGGGAGTGCTTCCGCCTGGTTCAATCTCGACGGTTTCAGTGATACCGAATTCGATCCCGGTAACATTCTGCATATCCATCTTGAACTCAGCATTGTAAGTCTGAGCGGTTTGATTGTGAAGGTGAACCTTGAGCGATCCCTGGTTTACCTTTATACCGTTGGTGGTATAGGCGCCGGTCAATGAAAGACCTATTTCGGCGTCCTTATCGATTTTGATGCATGTGGTTCTGTCACCAGCGATGGTGGCATCTGACATGATGAAAGCATCGACGGTGAGCTCTCCAATGTGAACTTGTTCTCTCCAACCCATTGTTATATCTCCTTTTTGTATTGCGCTCAGGGAGGCGCAGTTAGAATTTAGAGACCAGCTTTTGTTTGACTGGTCGGTTATGAAACATGGTGTCCCCCGCTTGATAGGCCCGGACCATAAGCTCTGCAGCCTCGTTGAATCCTTTTACGAATCCACGGTCAAAGGCTTTGTCCCCTCCGTCGACAACATCGTTGCAAACACCAAGGGCCATATTCTTTGACAATATGGTCAGGCAAGCTACAACATCCTCTAAAAACTCACGATTACCACCGGAAGCCATGTTATACACAGCTCTCGAAAGCCTTTTGTCTGGTACTATTTTAAACTTCATGATCCTCCCCAGGAAATAAATTAGGTTCAATATGCACAATATGTCAACAAATTAAGCTATTTTACCTCCACTCTCACCGCTCCATGTCAGAGGATCTCCAACCGGATTGCAGTTACAATGGCATTCTTTCTCACCGCACTTGCAGGTCTTGTGCAGCTCAAGGTTTCTTGAAAGCTTGTTTTTGCCTTTATCATGCTTGAACATGTCATACTCGATAGTGGTGTTGGCTTTCGCCATCTTGCTGTTATCCATTATAAAATTTCCTTTCCTTTGCCAGTGCCAATACCTCGGCATTCGCATTCTTTTTCTCTGTTATTCATGTTAGAATCCTTTCTTTATTCTCATTAAATCCAAGGTCTTCCAGGATTTAATATACCTTTTACTCGGTAAAGGTAATATTCCACGATCTGGATTTCTTGAGATAGTACCGGCGCGATCCTTAAGTCTCTTACGTTCATGTGCCGGAGAC